GGAGTGCCATCTTTGTTCCTTAATCCGCAGCCAGCGGCACGACGATTTCGTTGCCCTGCTCGTCGATGATGAACGTCAAATCTCTATCAACTTGTTTCGTGTGGATTCGGATCACCGACTGAAATGCGTCTGACGTGTAGACGGTTGCGCCGCGTGGAGCCGTCACTTCGTAAAACGTCGAAACGCCGGAAAATTCTTCAACGATAAGATCGCCGCGTTTTGGTTCGCCGTAAGGCAAATCGCTGAACGGCAGCAAATAATCGCGGCTCTCCCAAGACTCAATGACACCGTTTGCGCCTTGAGCTTCAATCATTGACCTGCCGATCGTTGCCGTGATTGTTGTCGTGTAGTTCCCGCGCTTGTAAGCACAGAGCGTCCCAGCCGACTTTTTCAGTTGGCCTGCGAGCCACGCTGCACCTGTGCGGAGAATGTCGGCCATTGGATCTCTCGGAGAAAATCACCCCACAACGCCCCGGCGGCGCGCTGGAGGTTGTAGCGCACCTGCCGGGGGTTGCGGTGTGGACGCACGCTCAACCGATGTTGAGCAGGACCGGAACGACAGCGTCGCCAGACGCAGCGGCTTCCGCCGCCTTGCCCGCGCGCTTGTTGCCGCTGGAGGTCGTCGTCACGTTGCTGTTCGTCGAATCCCAATACACGATCGCGCCTTGCGAGATCGCGCCGGAAGCCTTCGGCAGCTTAAACACGCCCTCGACGGCCACGGCACCGAGAGCATTCGCCGCGATCGGGCGAGGAGCCACAGTGATGAGGTCCGAGAGCACGACGACAGCGCCAGCAGCCACAGCCGAACTCGGCGTGTAGTTGATGAGGTCGCCGTCCTGATAGTAATCAGCCATCTGGATCACCTACTTTCTGGAAATGGGGTTTCGTTGATTGTCAGGCCGGGCGGCGGCATTGCGCCGCCACCCGGCTCCGGTTTGCCTTGGTCACGATCAGGCGGTCGCCATGCGGTAGCACGACAGGCTCTCGGACTTCGTGACACCGAAGTCGAAGAAGCCACGGATCGCCACGCCGAGGAGCTGGTAGTCGGGCGACACCTGCTCGATCGTCGGAGCCTGCTGACCGTTGAGGAACACCACGTCGAGCGCCGGGAGGTCCGCAGCGTCGGCGGCGAGCCACCACGTCGTTGCCGACGTGAGGTAGTTCGACACCACGACGCGATACCGACCCTGGAGGACGTTCGCGTTGGGCTCCTTCGTCGTGTTGCCCGAGATGAGCAACGCCGAGGTCATGAGTTCCGCAGCGGTGATCTCCAGTTCCGGCGGCACAAGCAGCACGCGCGGCGCGATGCCGAGCGGGTTGCCATCGGGATCGTTCAGCTTGCGGAAGGCGGTGGTAGCCGTCTTCAGCGAAGCCAGCGACAGAGCGTTACCAGCGGCAGCGGTCGCCGCCTGGTAGTAGCTGCTGTTGCTGCTCTGGAACTCCGACCAAATTGCCTCGTTCATTGCCAGGGCGGCACCGCGACCCATGCGCTGCGGGATCTGCGACAGCGCGTTCAGGTCGTCGTTGATCATATCCTGACGAGTCAACTGCGTGCTGATCCCGTAGGTGTCCGCAGCGACCGACCGCTTCGTGTCGCTCGCCTGAGCCACCTTGAGTTCACCAGCGTTGCCAACCTTCTTGAACTTCATATCGCCGTTCAGACGCAGCAGGTTGATCGCCTTGAAGTCGTTGACCGACCGCACGGCGCTGACTTCCTGCCACGACGACTCGACGGCGTTGAAGCCGTTGAGCAAGAACTTGTTGACGAGAGCGCCAAGCAAGTTGCTGATGTCGTGCGTTGCGAACGCAGCCTTCAAAACCGGCTCGGCGTTGCCAGCGGAGATCCGGCTCGGGCCGGTGTAACCGTTGGCGCGGGCCGCCTCAATCAGCACTTCGCCGATGCTGGTCGTCCGCTTCATCTTGTCGGCGGCTTCCAGCGTGCGAGCGTCAAACGCCTTATCGGCATTCGGCAGACCGCCTTGGAGGCAGAGAGCCGCCTCAATCACCTTGTCGTTGCTGACCGTCTCGGCGACGTGGATCGCCGGGGCGCGGCTCTCACGAGTCGCAAGGAGCTTTTCCATCTTTTCGACTTTCTCAAGGGTTTCGGAAAGTTTGGCCTGGAGCGCCTCGGTGGCGTCCGACTTGGCCTCGACCTTCTCGGGCTCCACAGCGACAGTCGCCGTGGCTTCCGGCGCAGCAGCCTTGACAGGCTCCTCGACGGGCGTTTCGGTGGCGGTATCCGCCATGAGTAGCTCCTCTGCCTCTTCGGCAGCGATGCGAGCGGACGTTGCGTCATCCGCCCCGAGGGTCACAAACGAAACTTCCCGCAACTTGGAAGCTTTTACGACTCGGACAGGACCGTTGAAGATCTGCCCGTTGACGCTGACCTGCTGGTCGGCGTTGAATTTCTGATGCCGCATCACGTCGGCCCCGACGCTCGCCTGCCAGGCAAAGCCCTTGTCGGCAAGCTCCACGACACGGGCGGCGGCGTCGCTGTTGGCGAGGATCTCGCCCTCAACGTAAAGGCGACCGTTTTCGGCTCGAACGCTTGTCGCTTGCCCGAGGATCGACCCGAGCGTGTAGTCGTGGCCCAGAACGATCGGGATTTTGTGGTTGAACTTCATGCCAGCCAAGTCGATGACGATCGGCTCTGCCGACCAGCCCTGACGGATCGCCGCGCCGGTGTATGCCTCAATCGAAAACTTGCGCGGCCCGACTGCCTGCCCTTCGGCTTGAGCCTCGGCGGCAATGAAGGCGACCGACGTTTCGAGGTTGATCTTGTTGGTCATGCTTGCTCCAGAAATTCAATGAGGTCGATTGCGTCGTCGAACTCGTCCCACGTTTCCAGCGTCATGCTTTGCCCGCCTGCTGGTCGGCTTCCTCGGGCGTGGCTGCCGGAAACGTGCCTTCCGGCTGAAGGTCGACAAACAATCCAAGCTCTTTCATCAGCGAGATCTCGGCGGCGCGCTGGCGAAGCTCCGCTTCCCAGTTCTTGCCCTGCTTGGCGTACTCGTGGGCCAGCGTCGTCGTGTGCGTCGCCAGCTTCGTCTGTGCGGCAGACGCCTCTTTCGACGGGTCGACGTGCTCTTTGCCGTCCCAGACCCAGCCCCACTGCCACTCGCTGATCGGCGGCAATCCGCTTGGGACGATGCCGACAAGGACCGCTTCGTCAAGCCAAGCCCGCAACGTGCGGTCAAGCATCAGACGCTCCAGCTCGTCGCGCTGCACACGCTGTGTGGACGCATAAATCTGGTGATCCATGCGGCCCGAGGCGTAGTTGTAAGACGACGAATCCAAGGCCGCGATGTTGTATGGAATCTGAAGGCAGCGAGCGATTTCGTTGAGGATGTTGCGGCGGAACTCGCCGAAGTTGGCGGTCGGTTGTTCCGCTTTCAGTTGCGAAACGTCCCACCCCTCGGGCAACGTCACGAGCGACCGCTTCTCAATCGGCATCTCGGCAAAGGCATCGACATCGTCGACTTCTGCCGCCGGGCTGTTCGTGTGCAGGAACGCGGCGAAATCAGCAGCGGTTTCAGCCGCAGCAATGACGGCGTCGGTGTAGCGCCGCAGTTGGGCAAACAGGCGGATCGCCGGGGCCACCTCGGAAACGCCACGGTGCTGCGCCGGGCGCTGCCGCGTGAACCAATGCACAATGAGTTCCGCTGGAATGCGGTTGAACTGAAAGTTGCTGACTTGCCAGTTGCTTCCTGGGTGGTATTTCAACACCTTGTAGGCAACCACGTTGCCAACGTCGTCAAACTCAAGCCCGTCAACAATTGAGCCTTCCGGCGTCGTGTCTGGGATGTAGAGTCCAACAGGCGTGGAAACCATCTCTGCTTCAACAAGACGAATATCAAGCTGAACGCCGTCCAGCCTTGGATTTGTGAAATACATGGCGAACGATTCGCCGTCGATGATTTTTGACTGACGCATCGTGCGGAGCTTGCCCGCAAGGTCAACGTGCCACGACCATTCAAAGAACGCGCGCTCAATCGCACGGTCAGCCGCTTGGTCGCCAGTGTCGAGCTGCAACCGGGGGCCGGTGCCGATCAGGTCGTGAGCCAGCGTCTCGCAGATTCCAGCGAGGTAGGAATTGTTGTTGCGCTCGTAGCGGGCGCGGTTGCGGAGCGTCCTACGGACGACGGGCGTGAGCGCCCCGTCCATCGAAAACCAATCGGCATTTGCCCAGTGGCGGCGATCGTCTTGGCACTCGGCGGCGTCAAACCGCGCACGC